AATATGGTGATAAAGAGAGTGATGACTTTATTCACCTAGTTTTAGGACAACATGGTGCTCCTATCTTTGCGGTTTTTGATAGAAGACTTATGGAGATGAGGGAGTATCCCGTTTATAAACTTACTTTAAATGGTATTGACTTAAGAGATAATGTAAGTGAGTACCATACAAAACTTTCCTTTCTACCAACATTACCTGAAGGAACTAGAACACTTATGGGTATTGACCTAGGTTATACTGAACCTACTGCAATAGTTATTTTAACAGAAGGTAGAAATGGACAATTAAAATTTCATGCTAGGGTACAACTAAATAAAGTATCCTACAATATTCAGGATAAATTAATTGACTGGTTAGACACACGTTTTAAACCGTCGGTTATAGGGATTGATAAAGGTTCATCGGGTTTGGCTGTTACACAGCGTTTGATGGAATCAGACGACTACTTACATAAAGGCTATGATAAACGAATGATTCCAGTGGACTTTTCATCTTGGGTGCTTTTAGGTTTTGATTCTGATGGAGAAGAGTTAAAGCAGAAAACAAAGCCGTTTTCTGTGTCTGTCTTGCAGAATTATTCCTACAATCACAAAGTTATTTATTCAACAACCGATATAGAAATGGTTGTAGAACTGGAGAGAATGACTTATACTAAGAACCCAAGTGGAGATATTTCATATAAAACACTAACCCCAAAAGGTGGACAGAGAGGTGACGACCATTTTACGGCTGCCCTTCTTTGTGCAGGTATGGCATATTATGTTGAAAACGAATCCTTAACAGCTGCTGTAAAGCCTGTTAAATTATATGTAGGTACATGGATAGATTAATATGACAGATGAAAAATTAAACAATGTGGCTCAGGCTGCCTTCTTCAATATAGGAGGTAATCAAGTAAGTAATCCTTGGACTGCCGAAGATGTAGACAAGCCAGAAGTAGAAGATATAGATGAGTTTAGAGAAGTAACGGATTTGTGTAGATTTTTCTACAAGCGTGACCCTATTGCTTCCACAGTTATAAACAAATTAATAGATATTGGTGTAACACAGCTTGACTTTGAACACGCAGAGCTGAAGCCTAATCAGGAGAAACTTATTGAAAGTATGCTCCCTAGTTTTGAGGAATTTGCTGAAGTTATGGCACTAGAGTATCTATTATCAGGGTTGTTAGTACCAGAGGTTTCTTTCACGGCTGTACCTAAAGAAGAATTAAATAAATTAGGGGTAAAGAGATATTCTACTTTTGTACTTCCTACTGATATGTGGTTACGTGATCCAATGACTATAAAAATAAAACAGGTCTGGACAAGTAAGCCATCTTATTATGTAGAGATACCTGATGAGATGATTCACTTTATTCAAACAGGTGGTTACTATGATGATAACACTGAAGACAAGGAATTGTATAGAGAACTTGCTACTAGATACCCCAAATTTGTAGCTGCTGTCAAAGCGGGTAAGACAGAAGTTAAATTGGATAATGATAGAATTGAACGTAGACGGGTAGTAAGTGGTTCTCCTTATCCTGTACCTTACCTGTATGGTGCTACAGAATCGATGAAGCACAAAAGAAATATACGTAGGATGGACTACTCAGTAGCGTCACGAGTTATCTCGGCTATTCAGTTAATTAAAGCAGGTAATGATGAGTATCCTTTAACTGAAGATGACGACGAAGTACTAGAAGGACTTAAAGATAAAATGTACTGGAGAAACAGTAGTCGTTTAGGGGATATTGAACGAATTTTCCAACTATTTACAAACCACACTGTAACTGTAGAGTGGGTATTTCCCGATATGTCTTCCCTATTAGATGATTCTAAATACAAAGACGTTAATAGGGACATCTTTTATGCACTAGGTTTTCCAGCAATATTGGTGACTGGTGAAACAGAGCGGTCGTCAGCATCTGAAGCTGAGTATGCTCTGTTGAGTCCAATTAAAACTATGGAAAACTTTAGATACAAACTTCTAAAGATTTTAAATGATATACTAGAAGAGACATTAGATTTAAATGATTTAAAACTAAATACACAACTAAGATTTAAGCCTATTAATCTTCAGGCACTTATTGATTTCTATGAAATTCTTACTAAACTCTACGAGTCTGGTAGTCTTTCTAGGGAAGAATATGTTGCTGGAATGGGTTACAACTTGGATGATGAACTTGAGAAACTTGAGGGTGAAAAAGCCAAGATGGAAGAGATGGATTTACCCGAATTTGGACCTCAGCCTTTCGCCAGAGAGCCTAAAAACATGGGTGGAGATGGTGAAGACAGCCAAGAAAAGCCTGAAAAAGAAGAAAAATTAGAAGATAGTTAATAAAACTACCCAAAAAGGGGTGGTTTATGCTATAATATATAAGAATAATATGATAAAATAGGTGAAATATGGATGAAAAGATAAAAAGTTTTCTTTCTGAAGTACGCCTTGTTGTACAGGGGGACATACCAGAGGGGGAAGCATTTGCCTCTAAAGAATTGAACCCCACTTTACGTTGGATGAAATTCATTTTAACAGATGACAAGCCTAATGGTAATAAACAGCGTGTACCTCAAGAAGAATTTCCGAATATCATACAAACCGGCGTACATATGCCCATTAAAATGGCAGAAGGAGAAATCGCTGACGGTCACGAAGACGCTAGACCAATTGGTGTTATAACCAACCTTACGCAAGTAACTAATAGGATTGAAGGACTAGCAGCTTTATGGTCTAGGGAACGACCTGACGATATTGAATATGTTTTAAAACAGTTTGAATCAGGGTCACCCCCACAGATTTCTTATGAGATGCCTTTCACAGACTCCAAGTACACTGAAGAAGGTATTGAAGAATTAAACGGAGTAGTGTTAGGTGCTGCCACATTTGTTAAATTTCCGGCGTATGAAGGCAGGACTCCTGTCATAGCTATGGCTGCTAAGGATAAAACAGGAGAAAGTAATACTAATCTGGAGGAAACTCAAATAATGGATGAACTAGAAATCTTGCAAGGGAAGCTGGACGAAGCCAACGATAAAGTTAAAGAGTTGGAAAGTCAGCTTGCTGAGAAGACCGAAGCAGAAGCTTCTTTAAATGAAGAACTTACTGAGCTGAGGGAATATAAAGCCGAAGCTGAAAAAGTTGCCGCAGAAGTTGAGCGACTTGAAGCTATTGAGGAAAAATTTGCCGAAGCTGGTATCGAAAAGGATAAGGAGTATTTCGATGAAAAGAGAGATACGCTCCTAGCCCTTGATGACACTGCTATTGATTTTATGGTTCAAGAGATGGTTTCTTTCGCTGAAAAAAAGGAGGACAAACTGCCTGATCTAGACAATGATGCTGCTATTCCTCCAATTACCGGTGAAAAGCCAACTAACTCTAAAACCCTAGAAGCAATGGTAGAAGCTCTTAATGAGAGCCTAAAATAAACTGGAGGAATTTCAAAAATGGAAATTAACAAGTATCGAGAGATAGTGGGCGTTGTAACGACTGAAGCTATTCCTGAAGGACGTATGGTAACTATGGTTGCCTCGTCTGAGACTCATAACTTTGGGTCTAGGGAAGACCTGCCTGGCGTGAAACTCCCCGACACTCAAGCGGAAGCCGCTAAAGCACACTATGTGATTGCTTTTGCTGTAGATAATACTAAACCTCCCATCTATGAACCAATGCCCGCTTTTGATTGGGCTTTGCGTGAGGGCTGGGATCAGTCAGCTAATGTACCGTTTAATGCTGATGTACATATGACCCAACCTTCAATGACCATCGGGCAGACTATCCCATCGGGTCGTCTGGCTTTGGCATTTGGACCAGGTGTTTACACCGTTCCATCGGGTTCTTACACATACAGTGCTGGAATCGAAGTTCCTGGTGCTTGGCTGGAAGTTGCCAATGACGCTGAGGATTCCGCTGCTGACGCTGGTAAACTTATGGAAGACACTGATGGCTCTGAGGGTAAATTCGCTCAGGTCGAACGCTACGACAGTTCAGATGGAAGCTTAACTTTCCGTATTAACTGGTAATATTTAATCAGGAGGAACAAACAAATAATGGATGAGAAAAAGTTAAGAGAAGCCTATGCATCTCTAGCAAAGGATGACCGACAGGCTTTGGCTGAACTGATGGTTGAGTTCGTTAAGCCGAATCATATTACTGTCGATTTTGTGAGTATGCTTCTAAATACTCGCAGATTAAAGGAAGGTGATGCATTAGTTAAAAAGCTCCGCAAGGGTATTGAAGTACGCACCCTAGTGCCTGGTTCTATCCACTTGGCAAGCGAGATCACTCTGACTGAACGTGCCAACTATATTTTAGATGGTGCAGACATCAAAGTGACCTACAACGAGTGGGAAATGGAATCTGGTGATTTAGGTACTGTGGGCGAAATTCGAGCAGAAATGCTTGCAAAACTGCGTGACTTTTATATGAATAAAGTCTACACAGCTTTGACCACAGTTTGGACGGCTGCAAATACACCTAACAACTTTACAAATGTTGGGGGAGCTATCACAGCTACTGCCTTAGAAGACGCTATTGATTATATCAATCAGGAAGCGGGTGGCGTTAAAGCTGTTGTTGGAACTAGAGCACAGTTGACCCCGATCTCCAAGTTCGGTGCTTTTTGGAACGATGGTAATACCGTCGGCACGGATGCACAATGGGCTGGAGTCGACTCACAGCTTGAAAAAGTTATGAAAGAGGGGTTCTTGGGCGAGTACTACGGTGCTAAGCTCATTGCTCTTGACCATGTATATGACAATCCCGAAGACTACAACCAGCTTATTCTGCCTATCGACCGAATTTTGGTCCTTGGTAATAACGTTGGTGAGTTTATTACTTATGGTGAGCCTCGCTGGAAGCAGTGGA